AGATGGAAGAAATCACAGGGTTGGATTCATCAATTGCTTCTATCGGAATAAAGATGGAAACTCTGGCGTTTGGTAGACCCAATCCATTGTTTGCTGTCACACGACCTACAATCACTCCATACTCACTACAAGCTCTTAGATAGATGTCAGTTTGATTTAATTTCAACGACAATATTTCCAAAAACTCAAACTCTTGGTCTAATTCTACATTGATTGATTTGGTGATGCCAAGTTCCGTTCTAATCCTATATGATTGACCCATCCAATACTTTTAAAATAAATAGTTATTGTGTAATTTTGTAAAAACACACAATCAAAGTATAGGGATATTAACCCCAAAATAAATTGATTAAGAGAAGGTAATAGATTGGAAGTTCTTAACTGAAACTCTAATATCTTTATTCGGAAATCTTATCTGATAGATTTGGTTTGGTTGGGCAAATATTGTATCATCAACAGGTCCAACTTGTTTTAGTTCAGGGTCAGAGTATTCCATGGAGGTCTCTGCTGATGAATATTGTCCACCTACCTCATTAAACACATCTATACTTGCAACAGTTAATACTCCGTTTGTATTTTGAATTATACTTCTTAGTTCTGAAAGATATACGTTTTGTCCAAGTTCTCTTGTTTGTGGATTGAAATAAGCAGATATTTTGTCAATTACGTTGGTAATAACTTGACCTGAGTTTTGAGCCGAGTCTAACACAATTGAAACATCCACACTCAAATCGATAACTTCAGCACTGAAAATTGAAATATAGTCATTCATCATTCTGTAATTTGACAAGTAGTTTGCGATGTTTTGTTTAAGGGTATTTGAAACAATGTTTGTCAATCTTCCTGATGTATCGTATGAAAGAATTTGAACTAATATTTTATTGTCGTTCTCAGTGATAGCAACTTTTGCTGGTGCACCGAACTGAGCAGGCATCGTTCTGATTATTGACTCATAGTCTGAAACTGTGACCGCTCTTTTTTGTGCCGCGAAGTTAAATGAAACGTAGTTTCTTACTTCGTCTATTGTTGGCATGTTTGCACCTCCAATTGCTGCAGTCACATTATTACATCTCAACGAATTAACCACAGCGGTGTTTGTGTTGTCCGATGGACCGTTTACAAAAAATGATACTGTTCCAACTTGATTGATTACATTTGTTCCCATGTTTGTGTTCAGTCCACCTCCAACTCTATACTGAATGAAAAGGGTTGAGTTAGGTCTAAGTGCTGAACCTAGAGAAAGGTTGTTGGTATACTTTTGTAAATCCAATGTTGTACCTAAAGTTGTAAACTGGTCTAAGGCATCTTGAGCCGTATTTGTACCTCCACCAAACGTTAACTTCTTGAAACCCTCCGAAGTAAACTCTGATATAAATCTATTTTGTGTTTGGATGTATCTACCAACTTTGATACCGGGTTGGTCAGAAACTTTTGTTGGGTCTTCTACAAATATTCTATCTTCCGCCAATGCATCAACTTCATACCATCTATCTTGTAGACCTAAAAATTCTGCAGTACTTGGAAGGTTTGTGAACTGAGTACCATTTTTCAATAACACACTTGTAATACCCAAAACATTTTTTTCAGGTAAAAACAATTCAAAGAATGGTCTAACATCATTTGGTGTGATTACTCTTTTGAACACCTTTGTTATTCCGTTTACTACAACTTCTCTTTTTGTTATTGTGTAATTGATTAAAACTCCATTAGCGTTGAAATTTGGTATTTTCAATCTATTAGGGAAACCTTGAGAGTTATATGGAGAAGCAAAATCAATGTCTTCTACATTTTCAAAAACGATACCTGCACCGATTACTTGTGAACCTCTGAGCAAAGTTCCAAGATATCTCTCATCTTCTTTATCTCCAAAAGCTGGAACGGTGATTGAAAAATCAACAAGAGCTACAGATGGTCTCATCCCTGGTATTTTCAAACCATAAGTTCTAGCTATATTGTAGATTGAAGACTTTTGTTGAGCATATTGTAAAACTGTTTCTTGTAAACTTCTATCTATATGGAAATTAAGATTGTCAGCTACAGCCGCATTCAAATCAAGAAATACTGAAAATACTGAGGCGTCATTAAAATCTTGAATAAGTTCGGGATAGTAAGTTCTTACATAATTTTGTAACTCAACTCTTATTGCCGCGAAGTCTCTTGTAGCGTATGATATGTTTCTATCTGCCATTTCTTTTAAATATTGATTATTACAAAATCACTCTGTGCAAAGGTTTGTGCATTGACTGAATAATCTATTTTTATTTTTGCTGTGTATTCTCCTGTGCCTTTTCCTGGTACTCTGTAAATGTCCGTAAGTCTCGGGTCACTTGAAATTGGTTGTTCATTAATACTATTTACCTCAACAGATTGGTCTGCGGGTTCAATAGTTATTTGATTTACAAGGAGATTTGGCATGAACTGATTTATCGAATCACGTATATCTGACTCGATGGCTTGGAATGTTAAGCCGTCGTTGGGTTCGAATATGAACTCATAAAGTCTTGTTCCGAACTCAGGCAAATAATATCTTGAACCCTTTCTAGTTAGAAGTAGAAAAATCAAATCTGCCCTGATTTGTTGTGATTCAAATTCTGTAAGTCTTAGATAGTCACCTCTAAGTGAATCCTCAAAAGGAAATTTCAAACCATAAGTAATACCATCTGCCATAAACATAAATATACTACGGTGTTTTTTTAATTAAAGTTGTATTCCCTTTAATTGCTTTTGGTGTAAATGGACAATGTCTACATCCTGAACCGCAACAATATCCTCTTCTTAGGTGATAGGATTCGGTCATAACTTTTCGTCCATTCTCCATGTAAAAATCAGAAGGGAGAAGTTTTGACTTCTCCCTTTGACTATCGTTTTTACTGTCTTTCATTAAACAAATTTTACTTCACAAGCGCCACCAGCACATGCCGCTTCACCACTCAAATCTGTATTGTCGTCAATCTCAACAATTTTGGATAAATCAACGTCCTTAAGTGTTGCCATTAGTTCGTCATACTTTTCTTTGGTACAATCTTCAAACGGTGCTTGAATATAAGTTCCACCATCATAAGGTAAAACTGAAAGTCCATTGTAATATTCTTTGTTTTCCCACATCCATTCACCCACTGCAGGCCATTCGTGTTCACGAATTGAAACTGTTGCAGATACGTTGTGAGCGTTCGAACCACTTCTATGACCAGGTTTAATCCATTCATGTTGTACCTTTTTAACTCTCTCTAAAAGTTGAATTGGTGACTCGTTTCTTAGAATTGAACCTTCTGGTGATTTTTGTGGAATACCAATGACCGCAGTATCGTGTGGTCTGAAATATTCGTCCTCTACTAATTCAGGATGATTACTCTTTAGATGACTGTAAATTGCTTCGTTCTTACCAACTCTCACTCTTCTGATATAGTAATCGTTGTGCCAAGCGTGAATACCTGATGAAGTTCCAAGGGTAAGAGATGTTGTTCCCGCTGGTTTAACTGTTGTTGTTCTAGCTGCAGGATTAATTCCGATTATCTCAGCGACTCTTTTGTTTTCTTCTTTTACTACTTTAGCCGCTGATTTCATGTTCAATCCTAATACCGCACCTGAACCAATTCCTGTCATTGAAATTCCAATCAACGCATCTTTTTCAGTCGTTCTTTGCCAAATTGGTCTAAGGTAGTGAAAATCAGTATACCCTGCCTGAAGTGTCCCGATGAATGTCGCAGCCTTTACTCTATCCTCATAGTCTTCTTGTGATACAACATTGGATACATTCACCTCCGTAAGATTACAGAATTGAAATGGACGAAGTGCAATTTCACAACATGGGTTAGTTCCCCAATCTTTATCATTACTCAGATAAATTCCTGGTTCACCAGCACCACTCGCCTCAATTCTTTTCCAAAGGTCCATAAAGTAATCCTTTGTAATTTTGTGTCTCATAAGAACAGCGGAGTTATTAGCTCTACCTCTTTGTGGGTTGTGTTCCCACCATTGACCACTTTTACAACCAATCATTTCTTCATCTGTTGCTGAGAACAAGGAAATCAAAGCCGCTCTTCTGATACCACCCGCAAGAACTGCATCCGCAATATGGCAAACCATATCATGAACTTCAATTGGTCTGAGTTTGTCACCGTCTTGTTTTGCGTCTAAAATACCTTCTAACTTTATGAGACACTCTTTAAGAGGTTGAGGACCGGGTGCTTTACCACCTGAGGTAACAAGTCTCGCACCTTTTGGTCTGATATCACTGAAATCGAATTCAATGTGTGAACCACCAAAGAAGTAAGTTTTAACTAAAACTTTGATGGCATCAGCCCATCCTTCAATTGAATCCGCAACCAACCATCTTCTACCTCTTTCTTTACTTGGTTTTCTAATTTCAGGTAATGCGTCTACGTGATGTTTTTGAACAGAATATCCCACACCTGTTCCACCTAACAATAGAAACATAATTTCAGAAAAAACTCTCCAATCATCAACAGGTGCATATGCACAGTTATAAAT